AGAAAGTAATGACATTTGAACACGACATCTTTACATTCGAGGTTTCACGAGATAGAAACACATTAACTATAATGATGTTAGACTATACTACTGAAGATGGTCAGAAGATCACATTGAATGATCCTTGCGATATGACGTATGTAGTTTCTGAATCAGTATATGATGAAGCAAACAATTTATTATCTGAATTTGAAAACGAATAATATGAAAAAATTAATATTAGATTTCTTATTTTTGATCGTGTTGTTTTCAACACTATATGTTTCATTAATACTTTTTGTATGAGTTTATATGAATTTTTGAAAAAAACATTTCTTGATTCTTGCTCTAACTCAATGCACGATTTAGAGCAAAGAAGAAAGATAATAGAAGAATACAAAGAAGAAGTAAACCAATTCCAAGAACTTCTGAAAGATGAATGTAAGTCTTTAAAACATTTAGAAAAAAAATCTTAACGTGGTTTTAGTCTTGCGTAAGCATATTGTAATAAAGGATCAGCACTATCTTCAGGTCTTGATGTAAAGTAACCCCTTGATCTGCTTGTGCTAGTAAACGATCTTAAATTTGATTGATTAGATACGTGTGTTTTTATTTTATATCTATTTTTAGAAACATTCCATTCTAAATTATCTATTGCCATCTGATCTGTATTATCAGGTAATGTTGTAAAATTAAGTTTTGGGAATGTAAGCATACTAATAGGTGATAATAAATTATCGCTATCTGATGTCTTTCTAAATGTTCCTTCATATATATTGTTATTATCTGATAAGTCTGATAATCTCAAACGACACATCATTGCTTCTAAATCTTCTGCCTGAGATAAATCCTGATGATCAAATGTTACTATTGCACTTGGAGGTGTTACGGTATTCACTAAAGCATTTGCATAACCAGTATCTTCTATCTGTCCAAACCTCACATCAAACGGAGGTATTACACCACTATTCTTTCTAAATGTTGTGTCTGTAATGTTTACAAGTGTAGAATAGTATTCTAAATCTGATACTGCAACAAAATCAACATCATCAATATAAAATCTAAAACTTGTGCCTAAAGGGAAATTTGCTTCTTCAGGTTCATAAAATTCTATTGTAATATTACCAGTAGATGGTAAAGGTAAAATGTCAAAGCTATATCTTACCCATTCATTAGCAACATCACCATTAATTCTGTTTTTTACAGAAGATGATTTCCATTCGTTAAAATTAACATCCCAATATTTAGTAGTACCACCACCATCAGGTGTAAATGTTAATCTCCAGTAAAAATTATAATTAAGTAAGTTACCATCGTATGTTGCAGGTTGGTCAGCAAAGATTGCATAATTTAACTTTAAATCCTTTGATAAAAAAGTATTACTAAAATTAGCAGTATTATTGGATGCTATTAAATTAGTATCACCACCATTGACAGTATCATTACCTATGTTTATCAAACATTTTGATCCTTGATATGGTGTGATTCCAAAAGTAGCAGTATTACTATCTACTGCAAACGTAGTTGCTGTATCGGTAATAGTCCAAGTATTTATAGCATAAGCATCAGATGGTATTGATCCACTAGGTGCTGAAGTGCTTTCAAAGTCTCCATTTGTAAAGTTAGATTTTAATAAATTCTTGATTGCTGTATTTACTCTTGATCTTACAGCAGGTCTTTTGATGGTTTTGATTAAGTCCTTATTCATTGGTTGTATAGTATTTGAACTTCCACTTGAATTTATATTTTGTATTATCTGAGCTGACGTTAATGATTCTGTGCTTTCATTAGAACCATTCTTATCATAAGTTATAAATTTGTTTCCTATAGCATTAGTATAACTTGTATCAAATGCAGATAAAGAATAAGAATCATTTGATATGATAGTCCACGTGTTTTCGTGTTGAAATATTCTACAGTTAAACATTAACAATAGATTCGATAAAATAAACTTAGCATCTAAATTGTTTCCGTTTTCATTTCTAAAGGCAGAAACATCATTTATTTTTATTTGATCATAGGGATTACCATAGCTTGGTGTAACACCACTTGCAGAAGTAGGTTTAATTCTGCATAAAAACTTATATGAGAAGTCAAGTGATTTACCACTATCACCTTGTCCGTTCTCTATATTTATCTGTCTCAAACATTCTAATATTGCCTGTAAGCCAGTTGGTTGTCTTGTTGTTAATTCATATTCATATCCGTCTAATGTACCTATCAGATCAGAAGCATACGCTTCTATCAAGAATGGGAAATCTTGTAATGGTAAATTAAAAGAATCCTGAACAATGAAACCAGTCCAATATCTTCTATATACAGAATATGTTTTGCCAGTTGTTGTACCTGAAGTAAATATATCTGAAGTTAATACTAATGTATTATTATCTGTCACAGCAGTAACAGAGGCTGATGTGTTATCGTTTTCATTTATTACAATGTCACCTACTTTTACTTTAGATGTAAAAGTAGCAGATGAATCTTTTAATACGCTGATAGAACTTGTTGATGTTGTTGTGCCAGTAGCGTTCCTAGTTGACAATACAACTTTAAATTCTCTATCATTAGAAGGTTCAAGAAAATCAATACTTCCTTCAGCGTTCCATAAAAAGTTTGCAAGATTCCAATTTGTTTCTTCTAAGTTCCAAACTCCACCACCAGTACCTTCTTCTACATAGAATTGTAATTTGCAAGAACTACCAATGATTGGATTAAAAAAATTATTGTCTTGTTGATAAGATACAACAACTGGATTATCACCAAGTGTTAGATTATCCGAAACCAAACCACTATAACCATCTTCAAATATTTGTAATAAAAATTTGTGTTCATCTGTGTCAAAGAAATTAACTCTATATAATTCTCCGTAAGCCATATCTATCCAGTTATTCTTGCCCTGAAATCACCTGCTCTTTCAAGTGCTAGTATTAAATCTTGACCTCTAAGAGTAAACTCACCTTTTTGATTACCACCTATAGCACCTACCATCTGTGGTAATCTGTTTAATGGTATGACTGCTTCTGATTGACCTGCTTCTCCAATCATACCCATAACTGGTTTTGTCACAATGCCACCTTCAGCAAAGCCAAGAAGACCACCTATTCCACCACCTGATTTATTACCTCCACCTAGACCACTTACAGCTTTAAATGCTTTTACAAATGATGTGCCACCAATCAAAGCCATTACACCTGCAATAGCAACCATAATAGCAAGTTGTTTTAAGAGTTGTACAACAATTTGTTTAACTGATTTTAAAAAAGAATCAAAAGCATCAGGATTAGAAAGTGCCTCAAACATTAAATTCATACCAGTAGTTACTATATTAGTTACAAGTGCAAATTGTTTTTGATTCCTAGTTGCTTCTTGTATTTTCTCTGATACGTCAGCAAAGACAGTAGTCAAGTCAATACCAGTCAACGCAAGTGTGTTTAAATCTGTGAATCCAGTATTTAATTCAGATATAGAAGCAGATAATTGTTTTGAGGTTTCAACTGAAGTTTTAGGTACTATTGTTCCAATATCTAATCTTTGTATCCCTATCATTTGGTTTCTGAGTTCCATAAAACTCATACCTAATGTTTCAGTGTTATCAAGAGCTATTTTATTGGGTGTTACTTCTTCGGTTGGGAATCTTATCTCCTTTACTTTTCTATTAAATTCACTTAATTCTTTATTTAGTAAATTAAATTCTAGTTGAGCTTCTTCAACAACTTTTTTTTGTTCAACTAATCTATCTTTTTGAAATTCTATTCCAGTACCTAATTTTTTTTCTTTGGATTCTAATTCTTCAACAACCTTTCCGATCTTTGTAAATTCTTCTTTTGCTTTTTCTACCTCTTGTTTTTGCAATGATATTTTTTGAGTAAGATTTTCAACCTCTAGTGCTATTTGATTTTCTAATTCTGCAAGTCTTTGTCTTTTTCTTTCATTTACAATTTCAAGAAATTTTCTTTCTGTATCAGTAAGATCAGAAGTAGCCTTTTCAATATTATCTACTGCATCTTTTGCTTCTTTAAAATCATCAATCAATGCTTGATTTGGGTTTATTAAATCGGTAATCATTTCAAATAATCCTTTGAACTTGTTTATTACAGATGTTAATACTGGCATCAAAGCATCACCAATGGTATCCTTCATCTTATCAAATGAATCACCTAAGTTTGATATTTGTCCACCTAATGTATTTGATATACCAACCATTGCACCTGATACCCCTTCTAAATCACCAAGTGAAAGTATATAGTTTTGTATTGCATCAGATGTGAAATCTACTTGTGTCTTAACGTTCTTAAATGTAAACGTTACCTGATCTCCTTGTTTTTCAGCTCTTATACCAAACTCTTTTAATCTCTCAAACTCACCTACCTGAGCATCAATAATAGCTTCTGCTAACATTACAAACTCTTTACCAGTAGATGATGCAAGATCACCAAGTTTTCTCATCTCATCCGATGTCGGTTTAAAACCTTGATTTGCAAGACGTACAAAACTATCTGTCAATTCTGAAACACTAAATGGTGTCTTTGATGCAAAATCTGTGATCCTATCTAAAGCTCTTTGTGCTTCAGAAGTGCTACCTAAAGTATTTGTTAATACAGATTCAAACCTCTGAAAAGTAGCAGTAGTTTCTATTACACCACTACCAAACTCCATTATTTTATCTACTGCGAAAACCCCTGCGATAACTCCACCAACTTTTGCTAGATTAGAACTAAAACCACTTACGCTTTTTTCACTTTGCTTGACAGCTTGTTTAAACTTACTAGCATCACCATCAAATTCAAAAAGTAATCTTTCTCTTGCCATAAATTAGAATTTAGTAACAAATATAAAGATTTTACATCTTAGATATTTTACCTTCAGTCATAGTCTTATCCCAGTCCTTTAAAACGTTATCTAATTCTTCTTTGCTCAAAGGTTTGGAGACTTTCTTTTTTACTGCGTTATCTTGTGGTAGTTTAAATAGTTTATTAGGTTGTATTCTTTGAGATGCTTTAGTTGCATTTACATTGATAAGCATAGCTGATATATAACGCAGTCTTTCCCATTCTAGGTTCTGATGTATCTGAAATGCCTCAGACATTCTAGTATTCTCTGCAAATGTATTCTTCCAAAATGTATCAGGGTGTATTCCACATTGACCAATGTAAAAATCTAAGATGTCTTCCCAAATATTAGTATCTACTTTTTTTTTACTTCTTCCTTAGATACTCTTGGTATTCCCATATTAAGATCGTTGCCAAGTATCCTAGATTCAGTAAGTGCAGTCATCACCTTTTGTAGTTCTTCTGCACCGAAGTTTTCTAACCAATTACCAACATCATATATTGTATAATCTACTGGATTTTTTTCTTCCTGATC